AAGTTGAGAGGCCGAAGAAATGAGCCAATGGCCAACCATCGTGAAGCAGCTCATGGCCGAACGTAACATGTCTGAACGTCAATTGTGCATACGCGCCGGCGTCTGGCGCAACTCTTTGCGAAGTTTCCTGCACGGCGACGGTCGCATCACCGTTGGCTTATTGGACCGCGTTCTCGCGGCCTTTGGTTATCAGTTGGCGGCCATCTCATATGCTGAAGGGGAACGGACTTGCCGACGTTCGGACCAAGAATTTGTGGGTGCGGAAAAGTCGTGGAACCGGGTTCGCGATGCGGTTGCCAAGCAATACGGGACCGAGACCGCAAGGCGCGCCACGATCAAAACCGCCCGTCGGCTCGTCAACGCGGATACGACAGCAAATGGGACAAAGAGCGACAAGCCTATCTCGCCGTCCATAGCCGATGCGTCCGATGCGGCCAACCCGCGACCGTCGTCAATCACATCGTCCCGCACAAGGGCGACAGAAAGCTCTTCTGGTCCCGAACCAATTGGGAAGCCGTTTGCGCCCCTTGCCACAACGGACCAATCCAACGGCGCGAGAAAGCTGCCATTTAGAGGCCCGCGACATTGGTATGACGAACACCGTATGTGACCAACGACAGGAAAGCCGGCAATGAAGACAACGCCAATCACATTGCGATATCCGACGCTCAAGAACCGAAGGTCGCCGACGCTGTATCCGTTTCGCGGCGGTCACAAGACCATCAAGGAAATCGCGGCGATCACTGGCGCTTTGGAGCGCAAGCTCTATTATCGCGCCAAGCAAGGGTTGCCGCTTGACGAACATGTCCGTCACGGCAAAGCGCCGCGCTTGATCATGTTTCGCGGCGAGCAATTGAGCATCGCTCAGATACAAGAGCGAACAGGATTGTCACGAGCGACAGTCAGCAAGCGCACGTGCGGCGTTCGTTTCTTTGAGCTTGACGAACTCAAGGCGATGGGCGTTCCCGCCATCAATCAGGTCCGCTTGACCTACAAAGGACGCACGCAATGCGTCTCCGCATGGTCGCGTGAAGTTGGCCTCTCGCGGACGGTCATTCGCGCTCGCATGAAAAAGGGCCGGACGGTTGCGCAGGCCCTGACAACCCCGGACCAGCGCGGCGAGGCGAACCGCCACAGGAACCCCCCGAACACCCCTGCCCCAACCACCCCCGGGGGGTCCAAAGGAACTTCTAAAGCTACGCGGGGGGACCGGCGGGGGGAGCTTCGCGAAACATCCACAAGCGAAAATAAAGGGCTTTGAGCCATGACCATCCTCACGCTCGCCGACGCCAAAGCGCACATGAACGTCTGGGTCGACGACGACGACACGTTGATCGCGAACAAGATCGCGGCGGCAGAAGCGTGGATCGGCGCTTACATCGGCCAAACTCTCGCGAGCATCCCGTCGCCTTATCCCGACACGTTGCTTGAGGCGACGCGCCAGCTTGTCGCGCACCTCTACAATAACCGCGAGGCGTCGCTTGTCGGAACGAACATCGTCGACAACTGCCCCGGCATGTTCGACCTCTTGGCTCCCTATCGCACGTGGACGTTTTGACATGAGCGACCAGTCCGCCCGGCTCAAACAGCGCATGAGCGCCATCCCGCAGGCCGTCAAGGACGCCGTGGGGCCGGCGCTCATAAAGTCTGGCAATGAGGTCTCGCGGGACGCGAAGGCGCTTGCTCCCGTCGACACGGGCGCGCTCAAGAACTCGATTGCGGTCACGCCGCCCGGCCAACCGACGCCGCCTTATTCGCAACCGGGCGGGTCGCAAGTCGCGGGCGAAACGGAAGTGCTTGTGACCGTCGGCGACACTCATGTCCGCTACGCGCACCTTGTCGAATACGGGACCGCGAAGGCGAAGGCCAAACCCTATTTTTGGCCGGCCTATCGTCTCAACCGCAAGCGCGCCAATGACCGCATCAAGCGGGCCGTCTCAAAGGCCGTGCGCAGCAATTGGGGGTCGGCATGATCGACGCCAGTTTGGACCTACAGAAGGGCGTCCGCGCGCAATTAATTGCATGGGGACCGCTCATGGCGCTTGTCGCCGCGTCGTCGGTCTTCGACCGCAATCTCATGCCCGAAGTCTTCCCGTGCGTCTTGATCGGCGAGAGCCATACGCTCGCGCCCGAAGGCTTGGCCCGCAACCGCGCGCAAGTCTATTCCGACGTGCACATATGGGAGCATGAAACCGGCCTGACGGGCGTGAAATTAATTGCACAAGCCATCCGCGACGCGCTCGCCGGCGCGGCTTGGTCTCTCGACAACCATCATGTAGCCGACATTTTCATCCGTTCGACCCGCTTCATGCGCGACGAAGACGGCATACACTCGCACGCCGTCATGACGATTGACGCGACCCTTGTGGAGCTCGGCACATGATCACCCTTCAAGCCGGAAAGATGGATCGCGTTATCACGCTGCAACGTGTGGCCGTCACCGTGGACGATTACGGCGCGACGCATGAGGCTTGGACCGACTTGCTGACCGTGCACGCGCAACTGATCCAAAGCGACGCCAAGGAATTTATAAAAGCCTTCGGCGCGGCCTTCGTCACGACCTGCATCTTCCGCACGCGCTACGTCGACGGGATCACGCTCGCCGACCGCGTGACCTACGGCGGGACGATCTACCTCATCAAGGAAATCGGCGAGATCGGCCGGCGTCGTGGCCTCGAACTCCGTTGCGTCGCGCAACCCTGACCATCTGCAATTAATTGCACGGAACATGAAAAAGCTCAGCACATACCCCGAATGGGTTTTCGACAACTCCCCCATTCCCGACCCGTTCGGGTTCGGCGAGCGGGCGGTCAAGTTCTTGCGCTCGCTCAAGCACCCCAAGAACCCGCTCCCCGGTCACGCATTCGTCCTTGACCCGTGGCAAGAACGCATCGTGCGGCGCATATATGGCCCGCGCCACGATGACGGGACGCGCATCGTCCGCAACGTCGTCTTGGTTGTCCCGCGCGGCAACCGCAAGACCAGTTTGGGCGCTGGCCTCGCGCTCTTGCACACATTCGGCCCCGAACTCAGCCCGGGCGGCGAGTGTGTCGCGGCCGCTTGCGACCGGAAACAGGCGAAGATCGCATATCGTGAAGCGTATGAAATCATCTTGGCGACCCCGGCGCTCGCCAAAAACGCGCGGCTCGCCGACTATAAAAACGTGCTCAACAACCTCAAGCATCGCTCATATTTCGAGAGCATTTCGTCCGACGCTGGCAAACAGCACGGGCGCACGCCGACTTTCGCGTTGATCGACGAACTTCATGCGTGGCCAAAACGCGACCTATGGGACGCGATACGGTCCGGCCTGCCGAAGACCAAGGGCTCGCTCATGTTCCTCGCGACGACGGCGGGACGCGGGCAAGAGAACTTGTCCTATGAGATCGTCGACTATGCGCGCAAGGTCGCGCGCGGCGAGATCGACGACCCGGCGACGCTCCCCGTCCTATTCGAGACGCCAGCGGACGCCGATTGGCAGGACGAAAAGGTTTGGGCCGTCGCCAACCCCGGTCTTGTGCACGGATACCCGGACATTTCCGGCCTACGCCAACTCGCGCGCGAGGCGGCGAACCGCCCCGGCGACCGCGAGGCGTTCAAGCAATATCACTTGAACATGTGGATGGATCACTCGCTCAATCCCTTCGTGGACATGAGCGTCTATGACCACGGCAACGCGCCCGTCGACCTCAAAGAGCTTGAGGCGACGCCTTGCTGGCTTGGCGTCGACCTATCGTCGAATAATGACCTCACGGTCATCGTGGCCGCATGGCGCGACGGCGACGACGGTTACATCGTGCACCCGTGGTTTTTTTGCCCCGCTGACAATCTGCACGCCCGGCAAGAGAAATCCGGCGTCCCCTATGTGCAATGGGCGGAGGAAGGCTTCATTGAACCGACGCCGGGCAACGTTGTCGACTTCCGCACGGTCGAAGACCGCATCCGCGAGATATGCGACCGCTTCACCGTGCGTGAAATCGCCTTCGACCCGCACCTTGCCCGCAACACCCTGAACAACCTCTTGGAGGACGGCCTGCCCGCCGTCGAAATGCGTCAAGGCTGGGTGACGATGGCCCCGGCCATCAAGGAACTTGAACGCGCCATCGTCGGCAAGCGTTTTCAGCACGGCGGCCATCCCGTCTTGCGCTGGAACTTCGACAACATACAGGCCGAGACCGACAAGGCTGGCAACATCGCGTTCCACAAGGGCAAGGCGAAAGACAAGATCGACGGCGCTGTAGCGGCGGCCATGGCCGTCGCTCGCGCGTCGACCGGCAACGATCAAAATTCGATCTATGACAGCGACGAACGCGCCTCTGGCTTGCTCGTCTGGTGAACGGAAGGATGAACCATGGCGACCGATGAAGAACGCCTCATAGTCTCCCTTGAGGCCCGTATCACGCAGTTCGAAAAAGCCTTCCAAAAGGCGTCGAAGACGGCGGATGATAACTGGCGCTCTATCGAAAACCGCAGCAAGGCCGGCGCGGCGAAACTGCAAAGCCATATGGTGAAGGCGACCGAAGGCGCGTCCGGCAAGTTCAAGGACATGGGCCGAGAGCTCGGGACGATCCTCGCCGAAGGGGTCGGACTTCGCGAGCTTCAAAAGATGGCGGACGAATGGACGGCCTTTGCCGGCCGTCTCAGGGTCGCGGGCGTCGCCGCCGAAGACCTTCACGCCAAGATGCAACAGCTATCCGACATCGCCATCCGCAACCATACGTCGCTCGAGCAAGTCGGCGCGGCCTATCAGGCGCTCTCGCGCGCCGGGAAAGACCTTGGCGCGTCAGAGGCGCAAATCGTCGGAATTACGACCACGCTGCAACAGACCTTCGCCCTTAGCGGGCAGCCCGTGGAGACTGCCAAGGCCGGTATGCTTGAATTTACGCACGCCCTATCGGGCGGCAAATTGACGATGCAAGAATTTAACAAGCTCTCCATGGAGAACCCGGAAGCCATCTCGCTCATCGCGAAGGGTTTAGGCGTCACCACGTCGAAGCTCCATGAATTTATGAAAATGGGCAACGAGATCACCGCCAAGGACATTTTTAGAGCGTTCCTGAAGGGCGCTGACGAAATTCAGCAAAAGTTCAACAAGATGACCCCGACGATTGAACAATCGTTCGCGGGCCTCGAAACCGCCATGGCGCGATGGATAGGCCAGACCGACGAAGGCGTCGGCGTCGCCAAGACCATCTCGGACGCCGTCATCGGCCTTGGCCACAACATCGACATTGTCGCCCCGTCCGCGCTTGCTCTCGCGGCAGCCTTGGGGTTGGCCTTCGCGCCCGGCGCGGTCGCGATTGCGGGCATATCGGCGGCGACCATCGCGCTCATGGGTTTCTC